CAAAGATGGTAAGATGGTTGGTAGCAAATCTGCAATCAATAAAATCAAAAACATTACCACAGAAGATTTTCATAAATTTTTGGTGGAGTCAAATTAAATTCGTATCTTTGAACCCATGAAACGGGAAATGGATATGACCTTATTGGACCAAACTTGGGTAGGTGGTGATTATGGGGTGTGTCTTTACAGATACACCTCAGATACCAACCCCATCTTAATCAAGGTGACGTATCGTAAGCACCTGAGAAGGGAAACCAAGTGGTTTAGATTCCAACCGTCTTTTAAACGGTTTATGGGTTCTTTGGGGTTACAGGTCCATACCAATTCGGATAAGGGGGTGTCTGTGGTAAAACCATAGAAGATTTGAACGCAGAACCTCTCTCAGCAGGTAATTCCCACAAGTTGTCCATTAGGGTATACTCGGGGTATAATGCTGTGTTAAAACACAAATACCTACGCATTAGATTGTCCTGAAACTCAGCAATCTCCTTTGCGTTTGATTTGATGAACTGGAAGGTCTTGAAATCAATTGCTGAACCCTGTTCTGATGAATTGCTCACCAATCCAATATTGACGAATTTAACCAAAAAATTGTCCAACCCATAATAGTAACTGTATGCGATTGTGGTGGGTTGAATATAGGTGTTTAAAAGCAACTTATAGTTTGAATAGGTGCTTCCCGTAATATCATTGGTCTCAACCAAATCAATCATCTTATTGTATAGTTTGGTCCCCAACGTCTCCTGAATATTGATGGTCTGTGCGTTCTGTATGCAGTAACGCAATTCCGAAGTTTGAACATTGTCCGAAATTGGGGTGTTATCCCTTAATTTTTGTTCCGATATGAATAATACATTGCTCATTAGTATAGGGTTGGATTTTCAATTTGAAGGTTGATAACCTCGTTTGGATACATCAATTGAACCAATGGTTCCAATTCACGGATTATAAATTCCTGAACTGGGATGATTGAGGTTTTCATAAATAATTTATATGCAGTTTCCAATTGCTCTGCTGATGAACTAAATCCTGTTCTTGAGGGTAACCCGATTAAAGATGGGTCAACCACCTTGTGTGCTGCTAATACCTGATGCTGCACAAGTTCAAAAACTTCTGAATAGAACCCCTGCTGTAGATTGCTTGAGATTTGCGTTATATCGGGTTTTCCTGATGCATCGTCAGAAAATGATACTACCACCTTACCTGTGTTATTTGTCCCCTGATAACGGTCCTCTATTCGTCTTAAAATATCATCTTGCTCCGTTTCTGAGTCAGGATATCCAGAAGGAAAATGAATCCACAGTGACGGAGAAGCACCATTGATGAGATTTGCAAGATTAAAGATTGTAATCTCACGGTTCAATCTAATGTCGTTTATCGCACTCAAATAACTCGGTGCACCATAGTAGTCATATCCGGGTTGAAAGTCCTTTATATGGATGATTTGACGGTTCTCAAAGTCATTTGGATTGAACTCATGGAACTCAATAATGGGGGTCTTCTTGGGGGATTTCCAATCTCTGCAATAAAGATATTTTGTAACCCCAATCTCATCGTCCTCAGGTTTGTGCAAACGGATAAATTTTGAAGGAATAAAATGGATTCCTGCAATACCCTCTGACCTTTGATTTTTCCAAATGATTTCAAAGAATAAATTACCCGTGACAATATAATCAAAAAACGCTTGTTTAATGATGTCATTTAGACTCTCCTTGCTGTTTATCTTATAGTCCTGAGTAAATCCATTACCAACGCAATTATCCACCTTAGAACGGATACATGCGTTATGGATGGGTGAGAAGTCAATTAGGGAATATAAAAATTCCACAAACATATTATCAACACCCCAAGTAATCCACAAATTATTTCGTGTGATTTGCTCCTCAAATCTTGTTTGGGTGTCAATCTGTTTAAAACTTAAATTATCTATTCTTTTAATCATCTTCGTAAATTATAAATACATCGTCAGGTCCACCATAAGTAGTTGTCGTTTCAGGAGTTTGTGGATTTACTCTAACAATTTCTTCCGTGACCACATCGTATGCTGTTTGGGGATTTAATCCCTGATTTATTTCTTCGTATACCTTAAGGTAGTAATCTCCTTCCTGTAAGTGAACATTTGTGCTTCCTGAGGTTGTATTACCCGTTAAACTTTGAGGAATTGAATAATCAATATTCATATAAAATATATCATACTCAGGAAGGTATCCCTGAACAATCGGTGGTAGTTTATAGGGGACAACCCTATAGGTTTCCCCCGATAACATGTGCTTGAAAGAGAATAAATAATAAGGATTTGCAAGGGACTTGTTCCTTGAACACATTGCATATACCTCGTTATTTTGACCTGCTTGTAGATATATCATTTTTTATAGTTTTTTTTATTATACAGCACTAAATCCTGTATGTTCGTCAATATACAAATCACCCGAAATAAATGTTCCATAATAAAGTGTTTTGCTATTGTTGGATGGACTGATACTTCCGTTTTTAGCATATACTGAACCACCACCATCTATAGTAGCACTTGGAACTGAATATGTTGTGTTTGTAACCACAAATGTAATTCTTTGTCCGTCTCTAAAGTTGATAAAGTTTGGTGTTGTATTCGCAGTTAAAGTGAAGGTATAGATTGTTCCCAAACTACAATCCACATCAATATTTCCACCAACACTACCACTACTTACAACACCAAAACTTTCTACTCTTAAAGTATGGATATTATCAACATAAGTGGTATTGTCGTTTGTTGGACTTGTAAAGTTTGTTAAACCAATTAAAGTTGTTCCTGATGTTGTTCCCGATAAAGTATTACCCGAACCACCAATAATTGAATTATTAGTTCCTGTTGAACTCATTACCATTGTTTTTCCAAGAACAATTGAACTATCACTGTTTAAATTTATATCAGTTCCAATTCCTATAACATTATTAACAGATGCTGATGTATTGATATTTCTACCAATTTGTGTCATATCCGTCCCACCATTATTTTGGTTGTTTTGTCCTATTTGGATATGATAATTTCCCCCTTGATTACTATTTTTACCAATACCAATAGCATAGTTTCCATTTAAATAAGCATTGTTTTCCCAAGAAAAATTAAATATTTTTTGTCCGTTTCCAACACCGTTATTATATCCAAATGCATATTGATTAGTGGTGTTTATATTACCAACATCACCAATACCTATTGATGAAGAATTAGTTTTAATTCTTGCTTGTGACCCATCACCAACAACATATAAACTTTTAACATAAGTTGTATCGTTTTCTGCTGGACTTGTAAAGTTTGTTAAACCAATTAAAGTTGTTCCTGATGTTGTTCCTGACATTATATTCCCTGTTCCACCAATTATTTGGTTATAATTTCCAACTAAAATTTGGTTGTTATTTCCTAAAATTGCGTTATAACTTAATCCACCTGATATTTTATTGAAATTTCCAAGAACAACACTTCTATATCCTTCGTTATTTGCGTTACCACCCCCAAGTGTAATCGCACCTTCAGCAGTGCTTCTATTTGCGATACCATTATATGCTTGTCCTACAACAAGAGTATTCTGTCCAACAGTTGCTGTGTCATATCCAATTTGAATTGAATTTGGTGCTGAGACAGAATAAATTCCAAAACCGATACCAATACTATAATCACTTGCGCTATAATTACCACCCGTTCCTATTTTAATATTTCTAAATCCACTTGCGTCTACTCCTCTACCAATTGCAATAGTGTCTTGTCCTTGTGCTTTTGCATCTCTACCAATCGCAATACTGTCTTCTCCAGATGCGGTTGCTGGGGTTGCTGTTAGATTTGATTTTATACTATTCGTCCCCGTTCCAGGAATTAAACCTGCTGTATAACCCGAAAACTTATAGGTTTCAGTATTACTCTCATTGTTCATGATATACCATCTAATGTCAGTTGGGGAACCTGTCCATGTGGTTAAATTTGATATTTTAATTTGTGACATATTTTTTTTTATTTAATAAATATATTTATATATTTGCACCGATAGGGACATTATCTTCAGTCATTATTGGTTCATCATTTTCAGTTAATAATCCCGTAACGCTATCAACAATAAATATAAAATCAAATGGACTTGTTAAGACCTGTCTATTACACGGTTGATTTATTACAGGGGAGATTTCAACCCAAACACCATTTGAAAATCCTGATGATGGAGGTTGATATAGAACGGTTGAACCACTCATGACTTTAACATTTGCGTTCCAAATATCACTACCCGGATATGGTTTGGTTCCAACCTCATAAACGATTCTATCGTAGGACCAATATTCACCTGGAATTGTTCCAAAGTCATCAAATGCTCCCAATGCTGCTAAGGTCCATCCTGATGGAATATTTTCAATACGCATATCAATCACATCACCCGGAGAGAAATAAGGGATTTGGTAGCATCCAAATAACGAATTCAACGCACTTGGATTATCATACGGATATTCGGTTCCGTTGTATGAATAGGTAAATCCTGTCTCCCCTGTGATAACATCATAACCTGTTGAACTCTCAACATAGTTTACAGCGTTGTAAACAGGTAATGGACTCGGACTTGGAGTAACAGTTTGAGTTGGGGTTAATGTAGGTGTCACGCTCGGAGTCACACTTGGTGTGATACTTGGAGTCGGAGTCACCGTTGGGGTCATCGTTGGAGTCACACTCGGTGTCGGAGTCGGAGTCGGTGAGGGTGGTGGACCGTCAGGTTCAAATCCAATGACGATATCATAAATGGGTTTTAAGTCCCCCTCAAATTGAATAAATTGTTTTCTAAGAAAAGTCCTTCCCATTATGTAATATTTTTACTTTTTCAATTATTTCCCAAACATCAATTTCTTCTTGTGCTTGGAAATAATGTGTTTTTATTTTACTTGCTTTCGTATCCTCGTCATAATAAATAACTACCATACCAATTAACCTCGTATCTAAATCATAGGTTAATTGTTTAATTTGGTATTGTTCGTATTCTACATCATCTATTATAACTTTTTTATGAACCAACATAACCTGTAGTATCTCCACTATAAATATCCGTATCTTCAGGGTAAATGGGGGGAACCCACTCAATCTGCTCCAAGTCTTTAATCCATAAAAATTCTGTTTTACATAACCCCTCAACTT